CCCCAAGCCTCAAGGCCCTGACCCTTAGGCTGTACGTTGCCGGACGTCATACGGGAACGACAGATCGTCGGTCGTGAAGGCCTGGATAACATAGGGGCCGCTGACCGTAAATTGACCTGTGCCGGTGACGTTGCCGTAGATGAGCGCGACGTCCTGCTGCTCGATGGCTGCGAGGTAGCCTTGGATCGCGGAGATGTCGATGATGGCGTCTTGGCCGGCCAGCGTGAACACGCCGTAGTCCGCCGCCAGCAGCTTGCCCACCGCCAGCGCCGCATCCTGACCGCTCAGGACAAAAGCGCCGAACCCGGCGGCCAGCAGTCGCGCAGCCAGGAGGTCGGCGTCCTGACCAGCCAGGGTAAACAGCCCGTAATCCGCGGCGACAAGACGTCCGACCACCAGGCTCGCGTCCTGGCCGGCCAGCGCGAACGCTCCGAAGTCCGCGGCGATCGTTTTGCCCAGAGCGAAATCCGCGTCCTGGCCGCTCAGCACAATGACGCCGTTGTCGGCCACCAGTTGCAGGCTGCGCAGCAGGTCGACGTCCTGGCCGTTGAGCACGAACGTGCCGTTCTCGGCCGCCAGCATGCGCATCAGCGCGAAGCCCGCGTCCTGCCCGCTCAGCGAGAACGACCCGTTGTCTCCGACCAGCAGGCGCATGACCGACAGCGTCGCGTCCTGCCCGCTGAGCACGAAGGTCGCATAGTCCGCCGGAAGGACGCGACCGGGGTCGAGGGACACATCCTGGCCGTTCAGGACAAACACCCCTTCGGCCGCCGCCAGCACCAAACTCCGCACGAAAGTGGCGGTCTGTCCCGCCAGCGTGAACGCGCCGTAGTCCGCCGTCAGCGTGATGGGGGCGCCTGGGCCCGTGAACCCGCTCGGCGCGGCCGTGTTGAACGCCGTGGCGCCGAAGTTGGCGGTCCCGGTAGAGCTCGACGCCGTGGTGATGAACGCGGTGCCTGTGCTCGGAACGCCTGCCGTGATCGAGATGCCGCCGGTTCCGGTCGCCGGGTTGGCCGTGCCGCTGCCGTTCCAGTTGCCGCCGTTCTTCCGGAACCAGATGAGGCCGGCGGTCCAATCGACGGCGATCCCGACATAGTCGTTGTTGGCGAGGGTCAGGCCCGTCGCGGTCTGCGCGCCCCCGAGCCCAGCCTGGAGCACGTTGCCGTCGTTGCCGTAGAGCCAGACGCCCTGGGTGTTGAGGTCCACCGTCCCGAACGGCAGGATGCCGATCGCCGCCTGGTTCGCGCCGGCCGTGACACGGACTTCCCAGTAGTCCTTGCCGCTTCCCGTGAAGGTCGCCCGCACCCATGCGCCATAGGCCGTGACCGCGGCCGTGAGATCGCCGCCCGACAGGGTGACGTTGGCGGTCTTGTCGGATGGGTTCCAGGTGACGGCCATGCTTCAGCCAGGCGTCACGCCTCTCCGGTCTGGCCCTTGAGCGCGCGCACGAGGTTGGCACGCTCCTGGTCGAGGTCGAACAGGCCGGCTTCGAGCTCTCGGATCTGCGCGTCGTAGTGCTCGCGTCGGACGCGCACCTCTTCGAGTAGCGGATTGATCTCCGCGTCGCGCGCCTCGCGCAGCGGCATGGAGGCTCCCAGGATCTCATCGCGACGCGCTGTCAGCGCGTGGAAACGAGCGCGGAGCGCTTCGTCCGTGAACACAGCGTCGGTCATGTCGTCGCTCCTTAGGACAGCTGCAAAACGCCGTTGGTGGCGCTGAAGTCGACGGTGATGCTTTCACCGGACGCCAGGGTGATGGAAGAGCCGTAGTCCCAGTAGCCAATCAGCACTTTGGTGGCGGCTGACGAGTCGTAGAGCACAGCCCACCGGAAGGGACCGATCGAACCACCCGACGCCGTGAACACCACGTCGGCGAGCACCAGCTTGTATACCCCGGTCGTTTGCGACGAGGACGACGTCGTGGCCGCCGTGCCGCCGGCCGTGTAGCCGTTGCCCGCCGAGATTTCGGTGATGTCGGTCTGAACGGCGTTGGTCGCCGCAGGCGCCGTGTTGGTGAGCATCACCTTGAGGGTGTCGGACCCCAGGTTGACAGCCCCTTCCGGCATGTACTCGACGAAGGGGTAGAATTTTCCAAAGGTCGCCATGTCGGTCCTTACCCGTGCGTGATGGTTGCCGAGGTGATGATGACGGGCTTGCCGGTCTCGATGCCGGTCGTGTTCAGCACGACGTTGGTCCCGGATGTTCCGACGGTCAGGCCGTCAGCGACCACGGTCCCGGTGCTGTCGGTGAACCGCGCCAACACCGCCGTCCCGTCAGCCAGGCCTACCGTAGCCAGCGGCACGCCGCTGAACGTCAGCACCGCTGCGCTGACGCTGCCGCACGGGTCATCGAGCGTGATGGACGCCAGCACGGCGGCGTAGGCCGCCGAGCACAGCTCCAGGACGCCAGGGCCGGCTCCGGCGTCGATGGCGTCGCGCACGTCAGTCATGCGCGCGTTCTTGACGGTGGTGTTGTAGTTAACCGCCATCTTTCACCGCGTCGCGTAGCCCGTCCAGCAACGGCTGGACGGCAGCTTCCACGCGCGCGGCGAGCGACAGTGCGCTCTCCTTGACCTCGGCGGCCGCCTTCAGCGTCGCGTCGATCTCGCTTTGTTTGGCTTCGATTTCGGCTTTGCGGCGCGCAATGTCGCGCTCCGCCTCCTTCGTCATCGAGGCGATCTTGGCCTCGAGCGCAGCTTCCTGCTTCTCGAGGGCTGCGACCCTGACCTCGGCGGCTTCCTGCTTCTCGGCCGCCGCCTTGGCTGCGGCCTGCGCTCGGTCCCGCGTCTCCTTGGCCGCGTCTCGCGCAGCCGTGCCGATGGTGTCGGCCTCCTCGCGCGCCGCAGCGAGTTTGGCTTCGGCGGCCTTGACCTTCTCGGCCGCGTCCTCGTAGGCTTTGGCCGCGTCACCGGCGATGCGAAGATCCTGCTTGGCCTTCTCCGCCGCCAGTTGCGCGTCCTGAAGCGCCTTCAGCCGATCAGTGAACTGCAGGCCGGCGTTGGCCGCCAGCGCGATCTGGACTGCGGCGTCGGCGCCGTTGGAAACACCGTCCATGTCTCATCCTCACATGTTGATGCCGGACTGCACCAGCGTCATCGCCGCGGAGCCAGTGCCGGAGTTGACGGTGATGCGCACGGCGCGCACGGCGAAGGCGTAGTTGCCGACGGCGTTGGCGGTCTGCGCGGCCAGAGTGGTGTGGTCGTACCACGTCGCCGTGGCCGCATCGAACCCGGTCGCGAAAGGGTCGTCGAAGGTGTGCTGCACCGTGTAGTTGACGGTGCCGGTGACCTTGACCCCGATCCCCACGTTGAAGGGGTTCTGGTAGATGTCCATCGGCACGACGGGGGAGGAGCCGACGCCCGTCTGAGACACTGTGACTGGACGCATCCTGTCCTCGCTCGAAAAGCTGCGGCCGCCCGATAGCCTCGGCCGGCCAGGGGCTCAGTTGCCGAAGGTCTGCACGTACAGGATGGTCACGCGCACCGAACCCGCAGTCGGTTGCCCGACGGAAGTGACGGTGGCGTAGACCGTGGTGTTCGTGCTGATGTCGTCCATCGCAGCCAGCTGCGCCGCCGTGAACGTCGGGCGCGTGCGCGCGGCGGTCTTGGCGTTGACGCCGGAGGCGTATTGCGTGCCGGCCGAGGCGGACCCCACCGTCAACGTCGCCGAGGTGGCGCTGTTGTAGGCCGTGAGCACGTCCGCCAGAATGTCGACGATCTGGGTGTTCTGCGGCAGGTAGAAGATCGCTTCCTGCGTCAGGTCGGCGTCGAAGTCGATCAGCGCAGTCTGGGACAGCACGGTGTAGCCGAGGTTCGACTGCGACATGCCGGCGGGCCGGTCGCCGAGGACCAGCGGGCCGTTCAATTGGGTTTGGGCCATGAGGCTCTCCTAGGGGCGGGCGCCTCGCGCCCATCCTGCGACACATGTGGTCAACGAGTATGGCGCGCTGGCCGCTTGGAGCCTGCGTCGGGCGCTAAGATAGCGGATAACGACCCCTCTTGGCTACTGCCGCCAGACCCATCTCTGGTGACCGACCCCCAGAACCTTCTTCAAGCCCTGGTCTTCGACCCATTTCCGCTCGGAAACGCCCTTCGGCCGAGACTGCACGAGGTATCGCGACACCTTCTGCCCGCGGCGATCCACGTAGAAGTAATCAGGTCTGGTGACGGCCTCCAACGCGAAGCCCGCCGCCTCGTACATCTTGCCGTCGCCCCAGCGCAAATCGCAGTAGGAGGTGACCTCCGCCGGTTGGTGGTCCTTGAGAAACCGAGCGAACAGCCGGCTAAAACCTCCACGGACTCGCCCGACAGAGGCATACCGCAGAACTTCCCAGCCCGCTTTTCCGTAGCGGTTCGGGCCCAGCGTGATGCACGCCAGCAGTCGGCCGTTCAGTTTCAAGCCGTACGCCGCCTGCGGCGTGACACCGGAGCCTTGGGTGTGGTGTTGCTTGAGGAACGCCTTCGCCTCAGGCCGATCCAGCACGCACACCTCACAGGCCCTGGCGTTTGCGACCTCAGCGCAGCCGAACGCCGCGCGCAAGCGGCTTTCCACCGCCTCGCGCTTCTCGATCCACTCGAAGTCGAAGATCTGGATCAGCCGGACGTCGGCGCTCTGCGCTCGGTCGTACTTCTCCCGATGCTTGTTTCCGATGCGATCTTCCGTGTGCCAGTAGCAGCCATGATACTCGATCCCGACCCGGTGGTCTGGGGCCCAGATGTCGATGTGCAGGCCGTCCAGGATCTCTTTGTCTTCGTGCTCGATGCGAACGCCGAGGCCTTCAACGAACGACGCCACCTCCAACTGCGCGTAGTTGACCGTACGGCCGCACGCCGGACAGCCATGACCATCCAAGTGGGAGAAGGCTTTTTGCTCGAATTCTCCGTGCGTGGGGCACATCAGCCGCACCGTGTCGTGCGCCGCCGTCGGCATCTTGACGATCGCATACGCCCCGTCGTGCACGCGCGCCGCGCGTTCAGCATAGGTGGCCTGGTACGCTTCATTGCGCTCCGCCCCGAATGCCCGGCGCCGGTCTTCCCAGCATTGCGGGCAGCCATGTCCCGTCAAATGCGCGCCGGGTTTTTGGCGAAAAGCGCCATGCTTCTTGCACACGATCTCGACGGGGACATGCGTGTTCACGTATTCCACGCGTGAGTAGTCGTACGTGTCGCCGTGCACCCGTCGGAAATCCGCGATCGGGTCCTTCTTGGTCTTCTTGGCCGTACGCAGCGCCACGCCGCACTTAGGACAGCCCTGGCCAAACATGTGGTTGGCGGGGACTTGCACGAAGAACTCCTCGTGCGTTTCGCACCAGATCGGGATCTTCTGCTTGCTGCCGTTCCACGCGGCCCTGGTTTCCGGCTTCGTGTACGACAGGTTGCGGTGTTTCCCGTTCACCGGGTTGTCGAAATCCGTGACCTTCGCAACGAAGGTCTCGAAGGCGAGTTTGTGAGGTTGTTCGGTCCTAGGCATGTCTGAGACCGTATCTGAGTACCCTTCGTCTCGCAACAAGAAAAAGGCCCCCGCTTGCGCGGAGGCCCTGCAATCCGTGGCGCCGTTGAGGGCTGTTTAGAGCCCGGCGGTGCCGTAGATGCCGCGCGGATCGGTCCACCCGGGGATGTAGCGTTCCGTGCTCTTATAACGCATGGAGTCCGTCTCGAAGTCGCCCTCCATGGAGCGCTCCAGCCCCCGACGCTTGGCCAGCTTGAGGCCTTCCGGCGCGTCGGTCTGAACCCACCACGCCGTGGTCGACGTGATACGGGACAGGACCGCGTGGCCGTCGCCCAGCAGCCCCATCGACTTGACGGGGTTGATGTCGTTGTTGGCCGTGCCGGCGCGCAGCGCCGAGTTCAGGAGCACTTCGCCCTGGAACATCAGCGACGGGCCCGAGACGAGCTTCTTCGGCGTCAGCCGGATGCGCTTGCCGTTGTTGTCGACGGCGTTGCGGATCTGGATGAGCATCTGCTCCAGGGAGGTCTGGGACAGCGCCGCGGCCGTGGTCAGCAGGTTCGAGAACGTGCCGGTCACGATCGGGTGGTTGGTGACGTTCAGCGCCACGCCGTCGCCCCCGAGGTACGAGCCGTTGAAGGCCCGGTTCAGGATGTTGGCGCAGAGCGTTTCCTTGGTCTCGATCAGCGACTGAGCGAGGTGGCGGGCGTAGGTCTGGCCGACGCGGATGTGGTCGCCGTCCTCGACCAGGACCTTGGTCAGCGCGAACGCCAGGCCGTAGACCTTGTAGACGTAGCGCTGGATGAACAGCACGCCGCCGGACTGGTAGGTGACCGCCGTGCCGTCGGGAAGCTCCGGCGCCGCCCCGAAGCCGTACAGGACGGGCTCTTCGTGGTAGCTGCGCGGGATGCCCGTGAACTCGCGGAAGACCTGCTTCCACTCGTCGGCGCGCTGATCGTAGATGCCGTTGAACTCCTCATTGAGGATAGGTTCAACAATCGATCGGAAGTCGGTGCTGCGCATCGGCGTAGCCATGACTACTTTTCCTTTTTCGAAGCATTCGCAGCAAGTTTAATGCCGCGAATTCTGTTGTTGCGAACGCCTTCGTCTTTCCACGACCTGCTAACGCCTTCGGAGCGGCCTTCCAGCATCTTGGCACGTTTGATCGGATCAGCCCAGGCCGCCCTTTTCTTCTCGGCCATCTTGGCCTTGAATTCAGGGTCAGCCCACCGCGCCTTGGACGCCGCAGCTCGCGCTGCGTTGGCCTCGGGGGTGTTGGCTTTGCGAGCGTTGGCTTGCCGCGCCGCCAAGGCTTCAGGGCTCGGCGTCTTGCGCTTACCGCGCATGGCCACCGACACTCGGGCCTTGTACTCGGGGTCTTGCCAAGCCTCGTTCTTCTTGGTGGTCGCTTCGCTGCGCCGACGCTGGATCTCAGGATCCTGCGCCAGTTGCCTAGAGCGTTCCGCGATTTTGGCTTTCGCCTCCTCGCTGTGAGAGTACCCGGAGGCCCCCTCGCCACCATCCGTCTGGTTCGTGAGCGCCACGCCCATGCGCTGGAGACACTTGATCAGCCCGCGTTCGAGATCGAAGGCGACACCCTCGTCCGAACACTCCAGCTTCCCGATCAAGATGTTCTCGGCGCCGTGCTTGACCACCACGTGCCCGTGATGCTTGTTGCGCGCCGGCAAGGGCCGGCTGCGGCCGCCCATGCCCTTGCCGACATAGAACACACCGGACGCATCCGAGGTGTCTGGCCGGGCATGGACATAGGCGTAGTAGGTCATGGCTCGATCAGGCCTTAGAAGCTGGCCACGTCAGCGACGAACTGATGTTCGCTGATGCGGACGAAGACGTTGACGTAGGTGTCGCCCCAGGCGTTGTCGGCGTCGTTGCTGATGTTGATCAGCTGCAATCCGGCATTCGTCGCGACGGAGGAGACATCGAGGGCGATGGCGCTCAGGCCCGTGGTGGTCGAGCCTGCGGTGATCGTCGAGAAGTCGTACTGCTTCCCGATGTCGGTCACGGCCAGGGCCGCGTTCGACTGGATCTTGTAGGCGATCTGGGGATCGCGAGTGACATAGGCCACGATGTCCGTGGCCACGGTGCTGGCGGTCCAGCGGTTGGTCAGCCGGCGCCGGCCTTCGGAGTCGGTGAACTCGACGCCCTGGAAGGAGCCGATGAACCGATCGCCGATGGCGGCCGCCGCGATCGTGCCTTCGCCGGTGGACGACGGCACGATCTTGACGGGCTGGTTCTGGAGGATGTTCGAGGCGTAGGCCGAGGTGATGGTGAACGCTTCGGGGCGCACCACACCACCGCCCATGTGATAGGCGGGGACAAGGCCGAACGGAGAGGCAGTCGAAGACATTGCACGTCTCGCTCAGAAGGGTTGAACCTCCCGGCGGGCCGGTCTCTTACGTGAAGATACCATGCGCCGGAGCGGATTTCCGCAGGTCCGTCGTGCCGTCGCCTTCGATGAGCTTCGCGCCTACGCGCTCAGCGTCTTCTCGGGCGGTGTCGACAAGCTCCGTGAGCCGGGCGTCGTCTTGCGCCGGGGCGCGGTGATGAGCCTCGTTCATGAACGCCAGGTACAGCGTCATGGGAAGCTTCGCCGCGAGCATCTCGTTGACCCCGATGAACCCCTCGTAGTCGCCGGTTTTGATGCCGGCGTACCCGAAGCCCGGGACCTCGGCGGCCTTGATGAGCTCGTAGCCGAGCTGCAGGCGCCGGTGGATCGGGTCTCGAGGGTTCTCCGTGGTCAGCCAGCACACGTGATAGCCGTCGATAGGCGGCAGATCGGGAAGTGCGTCGTTGAACATGGAGTTCTGGAACATCCGCAGCCGGTCGTCTTCGGTCAGCTCCCGGTCCTCGGCCACCACGCGTTCCTGCGCGGCGCGATCCGTATTGGCCCGGGGCGTGCGCCCAGCATCCAGTTCCTTCTTAAGGCGGTCGTCGGCTTCCATCTCGGTCTCGCTCCTATTCAGCGCGACGCATTGTTACGATCGAAGTCCCGGTACGCCTTAAGCATACGGTTGCGGCGCTCGGGATCGTCCCAAACGCCGGCGTCGATCATAGCCTGCTTCCGCGCGGGTGTCACGTGGACGACACCAGCGCCGGCCACGGGGGTCTTGGCGCCCTTGGCGCCGCCCACGGGCGGCCCCTTCCGGCGCGGGGTGTCGGTGTCGTCCACTTCGGTTTCCGTCTTGCTCGCCTTGGGTTTCTTTTCGGCTCCGAAGCGCTTGTTCACGCGGTTGGTGAGCTCTTTCCAGAACTCGACCGAGTCCGGGTTGTAGCCCTCCGACTGAAGCTGGACGTCGAGCTCCTTGGTCGCGGTGCTGTAGGCGTCGACGCCGTTGGGGTTATACCAGCGGTTGGCGGCGACCCAGGCCTGGGCGAGGACGACGCGCTGGCCCTGCACGGGCGTCGTGCGCTGGTCCTTGCGCGACTTGAGCACGAGCTCCTTGTCACGCGCCGCGTCACGCAGGCGCATGGCCTCGGTGACCGCGGCGCCGTCGCCGGACTCGACGGCGTTGGCCAGGATCTGCTCGATCTGGGTGATCTCAGCCTGGGTGGAGGCGAGTTCGGCTTCGATCTGCTGGGCGGTCTGCGTCGAGACACCGTGCTCCAGCGACTCCAGACGCTTCACGAGGGCGGCGTTGGTGCGCCGCAGCTCTTGAATGGCGTTCTCGGCCCGCTCGCGCGCCGCGCGCTGCATCTCGCGGCGCTTGAGCCGCTTCTGCCGGCTCTTGCTGGCGATCTCGTCGTCGACGTCGTCTTCGTCGGAAGCGAGGCGCTCGTCCTCGTCGTCCTCTTCATCGTCCTCGGCGTCGTCGGGTTCAGGCTCCTCGGCGTCTTTCGCCTGGGGCGCCGGCGCCTTGCCGGGCTCCGGGAGCTCGTCGACCTCGACCACCTCGATGATCTCGTCTTCGTCTTTGCCGGTGAGGATTTCGTCAGCCATGGAGGATCATCCAGTCCTGTGCCAGAAGGTCCGTCTGCGAGCAGGTCCACGGCACGTGCTCACCGTCGACGGTGACCATCATGACGTAGCCCCGCTTCCGGGCCTCCTCGTTCGCGGGAACGTAGTAGAGGTGCATGCCGCGGCCATTCCAGCCTTGGCGGGTGACTTTGGCGCCGGCGAGCAGCGCGTCTCGGACATCGCCGATGTGCAGGCCCACCAGCATCAGACGAACGCCTTGACCTGGGTGGGGTCGCCGACGATCTTGACCTGCAGGTGCAGGTCGTCGAACAGCACGACCAGGACTTCCTCCTGCTTGCCGTCATCACCGCGGCGCGCCGTGCCGTCCTCGTTCCAGAGCTTGATGCTCCAGCGGTCGCCGCCGTACTTCGGCATGCGCACGAAGTCGCCCGGCTCGCACCAGGAGCCCTCGGGCCAGGGCGCGCCGGTGTTGCGGTTGCGGAACGCCAGCGGGCCGCACCTCAGCACCTTGCCGACCTGGGTGTTGTAGGTCTCGGTATCGCGGACGTCGTCCGTCAGAATGATGCCGCCCTTGGTCTTGCGCTTGGCCTGGCGCACTTGCAGCAGGACCCGCGAGCCCAGCGGCTCGACGCCGGGGTCGCAGGCGGGAAAAGCCTCCGCCAGGTCGACGTAGCCGAACTCCACCGTGTTGTGGGGCGAAATGCCCATCATGCTCGTCTCTCCTTACAGGAACTTGTCGTTGGCTTCCCGATCGCGAAGCAGGTTCTCCAGCAGGGCCCTGGTGTGCTCCAGACCCTGGTAGAACCCGACCTTCTTGCCGTACTCGAACAGGCTCACGTCCGCCGAGACGCCGGTGACGGCGGCGAGCGCCGCCTTCTTCGCCTCGGCGTCGAGCGCCATGAGCAGCTTCTCGATCACTTCTTGGGCACGATGCTGTTCTTGCCCTTGGCCGGCATCCGGCCCATGGCCATCGCCTTGTGCTGGTTCACCGGGCCCGCCGGCGGCTTCATCGTCTTGGCCATATCAGGCTCTCCTATCCCCCGGGATTGGGGTTCGGGTTCGGGCTCCTGCCCGGGTTCTGGTTGCTGTTCGGGTTCGGGTTGGGCGGCTTCAGCTTGGCCGCCTCGATCTTGCTGTCGACCTGCATCTGGGTCATCTCCAGAGCCGTGGCGTTGTCGGCGTCGTTCATCGCGACCTTGGCGAGGAGCTCCTGCGCCTTGAACTCGGCTTCGGCGTCGGCCTCGGCGGCCTGGACCCGCTGTACGACTTGCCGAGCCTTCTCCTCGGCGGCGAGGCGCGCGGCATCCAGCTGCTGTTGCTGCTGGTCCTGCTGCGCGGTGAGCTGCAGCTTGGCCTTCTCCCGGGCGTCCTTGGCCTGGTCCTCGGCGGCGCGGCGCTGGGTCTCGGCAAGGGCGGCTTGCAGCGCCGGGTCCTGCTGCGGCGGGGGCGACAGCTCCTTGACCATAGCCATCGCCTCTTCGATGACCGGCGGCAGCGCCTTGAAGGCGTCGTTGGCGCCGCCCAAGACGCTCAGCGCGGCCTGGGTGAGCATCTGGTCGAGCGCCTGCTTGTCTGCCTTGTCCGTCGTCTGGCGGATCATGGCGCGCAGCCGGTCTTCCGGGTTGTCGCCTTCCAACGGCTCGCCGTCCTCGTCGACCAGACCCTCCGCCATCTCCGGGACGTTGGCCAGGGCCGAGGCCGCCGCCTTGAACGTCTCGGCCGCGAACCACAGGGCCATGTGCTCCTTCAGGTGGCCCAGCAGGATCGGCAGCGCCGTCGGCGCGATGAGCTTGCTGGAGCCGAACATCGGGCTCTTCATGAAGGCCACGTGGACCTGAATGTGCGCGATGTGGTCCTGGTCCGGGAAGGCCGTGATCGCCTGGCCCAGGGTCGCCTTGACGCTCTCCTCGACGGCGTTGGTCTCCGTCGGCTGCGTCTTGGGCGCCAGCAGCTTGAGCGGGTCCGGGATCTTCAGCGTCTCGAGGATGCGCTCCTCGACCTCGCGGGCGTTGTAGAGCTGCGGCACCAGCTGGGCGCGTTGGGCGACGGCCTGCATCTGGGCGAAGCGCTGCGCCTCGGAGAAGATGTTCGGGTCGCTGACCGGCCGCACGTCGAGCGGACCGTTGAAGTCGGCGCGCGTCGCCAGCTTCTCGCCGGCTTCCTTCTCCAGCCGCTCCTCGTCCAGGTACATGCCGTTGAGGCGGTGCAAGACCATGAGCAGCCGCGCCATGGCGTCGTGCAGCCGGGCGTGGATGGCGCTGAACACCACCATGCCCTGCTCGATCTTCGCCAGGGTGGTGCCGACGGGGACGTTCTGGTTGTTGTCGGAGAAGTCGTCGAAGGTGGTGCGAATGACGTCGCGGCCCGCGTCCACCAGGAAGCCGAGCAGCTGGAACAGCGTCGCCGACGGCTGGTTGAACGGCATCGGCATCAGCAGCTTGCGGATGTCGTCGACGCCGGGGCCCCCGTCCATTTCCAGGATCTCGGTCGGGCTGACCGTCAGGCTTTGCCCAGGCCGGCCGCCCTTCCCCATCTTCACGAGGCCCGGCATGTTGGAGATGTGGGCGCTGTCGAGCAGCGCGCGCAGCGCGCCGGTCGCCGCGGAGTTCAGGCCGCCGATCATCTGCACGATGCCGATCGGGTAGGCCCCGCGCCACGGCACGAACGGGAACTCGACGATGTGGTCGAGCGCCTCGAGCGTGTCGTCGTCCTCGCGCCAGTTCCTGTACAGCCCCACGACCCGCTGGCTTGTTTCGTCGATCGACAGCAGGTAGGGCGCCGGCCCGTACTCTTCCTCCAGGTCCAGCGTGCAGGCGATCTCGTAGACCACGCGCAGGCCGTCCTCGTTGTATGGACTCTCCTCGCGGCCTTCGATCTTGTCGTTGGCCTTGCCGCTCTCGGTCTCGCTGATCAGCTGCGAGGGCGACGGCAGGTCCACGTCCAGGTAGAAGCCGCTGGCGACGTCCTCGGCGAACTCCTGCTCGGTGACGAAGCGCATGTGCGTCTGGCGGCCGGCCGTGTAGAAGTTGGTGGCGGCGTACGGCAGCAGGATGTGGTCTATCGGCACGAACTCGAAGACCGGCCGGTTACGCGCCTCGTTCCACCGCAGCTTGACGTATTGCGCCCCGCCCAGCGGAAGCTGGGTCAGCAGCTGCTCCAACTCGGCCCGGAAGCCCTTGACCTGGGTGGTCAGCTGCCAGTTGAGCAGCGCTGCTTTCCGGTCGGCCTTGGCGACGCGCTTGCGGGTCGTCTTGCCGACGATCTCGGTCTTCACCGGCCCGGACGCCGGCATCAGCTCCTTGATCGCCCGTGAATTGAAGTCGACGCAGACCTCGGTCAGCATCGGGTGGACGACCTTGGACGCCCCCTGGAAGTCGGCGCCCCCCGGCGCGTTCTTCCCCATGCCGGTGCGGTTCAGCCCCTCCGCGTACTGCTCGTCGCGCTCCTTGCGCGCCTGCTTGTCGTGGTCCAGGAGCTCCAGGTACTCGGTCGCGATCTTCGACAGCTCGCGGTCGTCGAGCGTCTCGGCCAGGTTGGCGTAGAACTCGCCCTCGCCTTCCGGCTCCTCCTCGTCCTTCAGATGGACGATGGCGCCGCCGTCGGGAGTGTCCTCGATCTCGGGGTCCTCGTCCTCGAACTCGACGACTTCACCCTCCAGGTCCTCGTCGTCGTTCATGCGTCATCCCCCGGCACGAGCCAGCCCAAATCGGAGCGCATAATGTCCACTAACTCGGCCTTGCACAACTCGGCGAGCGAAAGCGCCCTGTGCATCTCTTTCGAGCTGTAGATTGCGGGCGAGCCATCGAACATGATCCCGAAGACTACAACTTCGCGCAATTTGCCTGCAGCCGAAGCCAGCACGGCGTCTGGCTCCTGGCCGCCGGGATGGCCTAGAGGTAAAGCCACGCCGCCGTCTTCGCTCCTGAACAGGGGCACGACCTTATCGTCAGACAAGGGGTTCTCCCGTGCATTCGCACCACAGCTTGCGGGCGCGGGCCCAGGCCCCCAGCATCGCTTTGGCGCTCTCGGAGCCCCCCGCCGGGGAGTAGTGGTGCGCGGTTTTTCGGTCAAAGTCGGCAGCTTTAGCGCGCAACTCTTCAGCGCGGGGGTGCCCCCCGTCCGCCAGCGCTCGCATGCGTTCAGCTAAAGAAAGCGAGTTATACGCCATATGGGTTCACCCTGTTCGGCTTGGCGCGCGGCGCGTCGATGTCCTGGCGCTTGCCGCGTTCGGGCATCAGCGTCACCGCGTCCATCATGCCCTTGTCGACGATGTAGCGGAACGCCTGCGACGTCGTGTCGACGTAGTCGTCGTGCTTGATGCTGCCGGGCCCGGAGAAGGAGCACAGCTGGGACACGAAACCGTCGGCCCAGGTACGGAACCTCCCCGGGAACTTGGCGCTCTCCGGGATCCACACCATCTTCCGCGCGAAGATGTGCGACACGGCGTGGAGCCGCGCCGTCTTGTCCGCCCGGCCGGGGTTGTAGGCGTAGGCCTCGATGCCCTCGCGTTCCAGCGACTGGCGCAGCGAGATGCCCGAGCCCTTGTCCTCGATGATCAGGATGTCGGGCTTGCGGCCTGTGGTGGTCAGCTTCGCCGGCCCGTACATCGGGCTGATCAGCGCCTGGTCGCTCTCGTCGCCGTAAGCGGTGTTGAGCTCCTTCTTCACCTTCTTGATCAGGTCCGGCAGCCCGAGGTGGTCCTCCCAGCAGTCCAGCAGGAGGACGTTGCGCTTGTCCTCGAGCCAGAAGACGCCCCACACCGAGCAGGCCGTAGGGTCCGCGGCCTGGGTGCGCTTGTCGATCGTCTTCTCGGTGAAGGCCGTGTCCAGCGACATGACGATGAAGTCAAACTTCGGCAATGGCCGGTCATGCGGCCACAGGCGCAGCCAGGACCGGGCGATGATGCCGCCCTCCTCGGCGTCGATCAGCTCGCCGTTCAGCTCCTGGCGCCCGAGCTGCGTGCCCTCGTACTGGGTCAGCTGCTCGAAGAAACTGTTGGGCAGGTTCGCCCGGTTCTCGTAGGTCGTGCCCGTGACGATGACCCGGTTGGCCTTGGGCGCCACCAGCTTGCGGATGAACTCCTTCGGCTTCGGCGTCGTCGTCCACATGACCTTGGGCTTAGGCCCGAGACGCAGGCCCATCATGGCCATGTCCCAGGTCGCCTCGTCGTTCGCCCAGGTCGCGATCTCGTCACCCAGGATGCGGGCGCACTGCGGCCCCCGCAGGCGCTCCGGTTCCTCGGAGGAGAAGCCCCGAATGATGGCTTTCTTGCCGCTCAGCGTCCTGATCGTGATGATCAGATTGGTCTTGTTGTAGTCTTCGATGACCTCTAGCGGCAAAGTGTTCAGTATCCCGGTCGGCCCCTCGAAGCAAGTGTGCCGCACGTCATTGAGTGTCGGGGCGATGACAAAGCTGGGATGACCGTCGGGATCGAAATACGCCTCCTGGCTGATCCACTGGGAGCCCATCAAGCTCTTGCCAAATCCTCTTCCGGCCAGTACGCCGCACTCCGTCCAGGGCTCAGGCGGCGGCCGCTGCTTATCCCGCGCCGTCGCCTTCCACTTCGCCAGCCACACCAGAACCGCGAGCTGCTCCTCCGTCATGGAGCGCAGATCGTCGGCCGTGAGGTTGGCGATGTCGGTCATCAGACGCTTTTGGTCAGAAGCGCCCTGGCCCGTTCGATCGCGCCGAGCGTGACCAGCGGGTTCGGCGAGCTCACGGAGTACCGGGTGTCCGCGGTCGAGCCTTCGACCCGGCTGGAGATCACCACCAGCATCTGCGGATCCCACTCGCCGCCGTCGATCAGCCGCAGCACATGGATCAGCACATCTCTGGGTGTCCAGACGGCGGCGTCATCGTTCATGCGCGACCGCGCTTCCGTAATCGACACCGGGTGGTTCGCGAAATCGTCCATGAGCGCGGACCTTGTCCGCTGAAACTGCGTCTGGCAAGCCCCCGAAACGCAAGAAGCGCGCGGGGACCTGACACCTCGCGCGCTTCCCACGTCCAGGAGGGAACGGGCCCTTTCGAGCCTAGTCCAGCTTAACCGCGTCCTCTTCCCCGGACAAGCCCCCGACCGCCTTCGGCGCCGTGTTCGACGCCGCGGTCTCCAGCCACACCCGGAAGAACTCGAAGTGCTCCCGCTCGAAGTTGATGGCCAGGCCGTCCAGGGCCCCGTCCGCCGCGTCCCTCGCCAGAATGAACTGCGCGCCGTTCTCGGCCACCAGGACCGTGAGCGCCACGCCGTTTCCCTGGAACCGCTGCTGATAGATCTGTCCGCTCATGTGTTCTCCTTCGGAGGCTTCGTGCCCCGCGCAAAATGCAGCAGCGCCGTCGCAAAATAGTCGAGCTCGTGGCGGCTGACGTAGCTGGTGATGTCGACGGCCTTGCCGGTATCGCCGACCTCCTGGTCCTCGACCACCGGCACGTGCAGATCCAACTGGATATCCGCGGGATACGGGCGCTCGGCCTTGCTGATCTTCAGCGACGCGCCGAACCCAAGGTCGAACGTGAAGGTGTCGTCGCTCATAGCGCCACCGTCGGAAATGCGTGGCTCAGACGGTCGCGGAGCGCGACGTTTGCGCTTTCCGCAAGCAGCATCGTCAGCCACGCCACCTCCGCCGGATCGAGGTCGTACACGCTTGCCTCTTCAGCTTTTCGGACCAAGCGTTGCAACTCGCTCCTTGCGAGGATAGTCAGGTGAGGGCCTCCCCAGCTGTCCTTTAGTATTTTCGCGCCACGAAACGTGTCGAAAACGGAGTACGGGACGAGTTGAGTAATGTCGATCATGACAGCAGCCCCGCGACGACCTGCACGAGGGTGAACACGAGAGCCGCGCCGCCGCCGATACCGACGGCCTTGAGCAGCAGGACGGGGCTCTTCTCGCCCTTGAGCAGCTTCAGCAGATTGTCGGCTTGCCGGTCGACCAGCGCCATCTGCTCTTCGATCTCGTCCGCCAGCAGATCCAGCTGCTCCTCCCTGGCCTCAAGCGCCTTCAGGCTCTCCCGGAGCTCGATCTCGCGCTCGCGCAGCTCGTCGTCCCGGGCCCGGTCGATGTCCTTCGGGCCGTCGACGCCGGTGATCTTGAGCGGGCTGATCGGAGCCATCTCATGCTCGAACTCGCGGTCGTCCGGGGGTTCGAAGGCGCCGGAGCCGCCTGGGCTGCTCTGCGACAGATCACCGCGCTGTCGCTTGGCATAGTAGCTGTTTTCGCCAAGCCGCATGATGTTCTGCGCCTGTTGGCCGCTATCCTTGAAGCGCTGCAGGTCCACCTCCGCGATCTCCTCGCCCGACGCGTCGTCATACAGCGTCGCTTTGGTGAAAGGCCCCAGCGCTGCAGTGTCGGTGGAATACGTCGGCTCTGAGCCCCCTGCGCCGTCGCATCCGATGGCTGCTTTGACTTCCCGCCACTCGTACCGAGGGCCCTCCTCAACGAACCCGGTCTCCTCGCCGGCGCTTAGCACCGCCCCTGCCACCTTGCGCCAGTGCTCCTTCTGCACGTCCTGCAGCTCGTCGAACGGCTGCGGGTGGCGCAGGCCCTCGCTCCAGGCGTCCCAGGCCGCCGCGGCGGCACGGTCGCTCGACGGGGCTTCGCCCGCCTTTTGCCCTTCGTCCATCAGCCCTCTCCCTCGATCAGCGCCCGCACGGCGCAGTCCTTCGCTTCCAGCAGCTTCCTGAGCGCCACCGTCCGCTCGCTGTTCCGCGGCAGCGTTCGCACGATGGTCTCGGCCAGCACGCAGAAGGGTTGCGACGCGTCCTGCAGATGCGGCGGCAGGTGCAGGTACTCGAAGAACTGGAGCATGCGGTCCTGCGCGACGGCGCGCTCGTTCCTGTTTGGAGATTCTGCGGTGGTTTCCATCGTCACGCCCCTTTCGACGGGGCGTTGCGACGGTTCTTCACCGTCTCCTTGCGGAACTGCGCGGCCTGCGCCTTGGCTAGCTTGAGCCGCCGCCGGCGCAGGACCTGGCGCCCCGGAGCCGGCCGCACGACGGTGGCGTAGACGAGCCGGTTGGCTTCCTCCTTCGCCGCAAGCCTGGCGGCCGCGCGCTCGGCGCCGTCGCCCGAGCCGGGGTTCGGTTCCCCGTGTCTCTGCTCGTAAGTGAGATGCATGATCCTGTTCCCTTCTGACCCTGGATGCAGGGTACACTTTCACCTAACCGGGTGCGTATTGCAAGTTGAATGTTGTCCCATCGGCGCAAGGCGTGGGGCCTGTCGGCGCAAGGCGCGGGGCCTGTCGGCGCTGAGCAGTGTCTGCACTTAAATGGGTGCAGGTAACTGGTGAAAATATGCAAAATAGGTGAGTAGGCCATAAGCGATCGCGCCGCCTCCCGAAACTCGGGGGTAGGGGGTCGCCTCTTGCTCTCCGCCCCCGTCGCGTCCGGCCGTTCGCCCTCGAACTACCTACCCCCTCGCCTCGCCAGCCGCGGGCCTGCCGCGCCACGCCAAGCGCCGTCAATGCAGCGTGTAAACAGAGCATGCACCTAATCGGTTGCATCTCTCGTTTACACGTGCCATAGATATGTGAGCCGGCGCACGGTGCGTCGGGGGAGAACCTGACCAATGACTTACCCTCTACCTTCCGAGCCTATGCCTCGTGACATTATCCGCCGCTCTATCGTCATGCATCCCACGCTACTGGCCGAGGCGCTTGACCGTGCGGCCGCAACCCATCGCGCTGCGGCCGCCAGCATGATGAGCCGGCAAGCCTGCCAAGCCGCGCACAAGCTGGCGCATGACTGCGCCGACGCCGCCAACGCGCTGCGCGCCGTTGGCGATGTGGACGCGCTGACTGATGACTTCATGGCCGCGGGCCTTGGCGTCTGGACGTCCGTCCTGATCCAAGCCGCGCGCCTTCAATGTCTGCCGCAATCTGTCGCGAGCCAAGCGTGCGAGCGCCTGGACGCGTCGACCGTCGCCTAACCTCTGGCCACAAGGAACCTGACACCATGACTAAGACACTCACCCCCACGGAAGCGCGCAACGCTTGGCTTGCGAAGGCCTCGCGCATGTGCGCCGGCCTCCTCTTCGATGTGGGCTATCCCGTGCCCGACAAGGTGCGCGTATCGATCGGCTGGGCTTCCAAGGGCGCCCGCGCCAAGTCGATTGGCGAATGCTGGGCGAGCGAGGCCAGCGGCGATGGGCACTTTGAGATTTTCATCTCGCCCAAGCTCGGCGACGCCGAGACCGTGCTTGCGACCGTGCTGCATGAACTCGTACACGCGGCCGTTGGCCTGGAGCACAAGCACAAGGGCCCGTTCCGCAAGGCGGCCGTTGCGGTCGGGCTCGAAGGGAAGATGACCGCGACCGTGCCCGGCGACGCGCTCAAGGCCACGTTCGCCGCATGGGTCGCCAAGGCGGGCCCCTACCCCGCCGCGGCCCTGGACGGCGCCACAAGCGCGGGCAAGACGCAAACCACGCGCATGCTCAAGGTCGAATGCGTGTGCGGCTATCAGCTGCGCGGCTCGCGCAAATGGCTCTCCGTTGGCGTGCCTGATTGCCCGCTGTGCTGCGAACCCATGACGTGCGCCGACCTGGACGCCGAGCCGGAAGAGCTGGCGGAAGCGGCCTAGTCTGAGGCGGGGCGCCCGGTTCGCCGGGCGTCCTACCGCACACTAGGGTGCGACAACCTGACACAAGGAAACCTGACCATGGCCCAAGCCATTTACGAGCAACACGACAAGCACTTCGCCAACGTGAGCGCCTATGTCGTGATCGATCCCGCCGCGCCGGCCAACCCCATGACCGTCGCGCTTCACTACCCGCGCGACGGCGCCGGCCGACTCTATGCCTACGTGCACGTGCGCGGCCTGCCCATGGTCCGCGCCTTCGCCAGCGGGGGCGGATATGACAAGGCCAGCGCGGCCGTGCAAAGCGCCGTGGAGCGTATCGAGCTGGACGCCAGCGGCGACGGCTACATGAAGCCCTATAACGATCAGGCCGAGCGCCTGAAGGCCGTTCAGCTCGACAACGGCCACGAGTGGGCGTCGGCCCTGGCGCACGCCGGCTATGTCGTCCTGAAAGCCGTCTGAGGAGGCCGCGCCATGCTCTTTATATACGCGCTCGCGATATGGGTCGTCGGCCGCTTCGTGCTCGACGTGATCCTGACCTATCTGGAGGGCTAGGCCCTCCACCTCCCAAACCCAAGCGCCACAAGGCCGCTGGCTCCCCGCCAGCGGCCTTTTTCTTTGCGCCTATAGCAGGTCGGATATGTCGTCGGAGGCCGGCGGCGCCGGCGCGTCGTGCTCTATGATCTGCGCACGCGTACGAGGGGTGACGTCCACGAGCGCCTGCGCGGGAGCGCCGCCGGCCAGGCGCAGGACGGCCAGGGCCTCGAGGAACTTGGGAGAGGTCTCGATCTTGTTTCCGTCCGCGTCGGCCATGCGCAGCTGAAAGCCCTCGCCGTAGCGCCGGGGGTCCCATTTCGCGAGCAATTTCAGGTCTGTATCGACGATCAGGCGATCACGCTTGACGTCGCCCGTGCTGTCGCCTCCGAGCGCGGGCCCGTAGCCGCGAGCGGTCTTCCGCACGGCTTGCGCGATTGCATCGAAGCCGTGTGCGCGGGCAAGAGCGATGTTCGCAGCTACGTCAGGATTGGCAGATTCCCATTGCCCCACCAGCGACGCGCTCGGTAGTCCGGGCTCCCGGCATATCTCCGTCAGCGGCGTCCCCTTCCTAAGTCCCTCATAAACCTTAGGAAGCACCTCTTGCGGATCATACGTGGCTACCCGCCCCATTGCTTAAGCTGCACCTAGCTTTGAGTGATTCACTCCCACTGTTTACAGCAAATCACCGATACCCAGCAAGTCCACTCTCGCCGCACCTGCCGCCGTCCCCTCCCCCTCAGGATCGACGCCAGGGCTGTTTTCCGGCTCCTG